GTAAAAGGCAGTGTTCTCCTTGTTATTTCTAATAATAACTATCAATATTGATGGTGGCGATAGCGGCGAAAGTGGCGATAGCTGCTTTATATTTTTCTCTATATATTTGAAAGTATAATTAGGTATAACACGTATTTCTATCTGCTTTTTATTAATCTTGTATAGAACATTATTGCCAAACTCCTCGTTCAAAAAGGAATACGTCATAAAATTGTCAGTCACGTTATAATCATACATTTCATAATCAACATTCAAGAGTTTATATAGCTTGCCTATGTAATATTCGGCATTAAATCCCATAACCTTACTCGGTATATAAGGGAATGACCTATTATCCACCTTGTTAAGTAATGAAAGCACCTTCCCAAACGTATTATCGCTAAACCTATTGTAATCCAGGCTTTCTCTAGAGCCTAAACCGACCTTCAAGTAATTGTCATCTAATATGTGCTTAATTAGTTTAAACAATGCTTTCTTTTTATCGCCAAATATAGTGAGTCTTGACTTCCAACTCCTTGCGTTCTTTGCGTTCTTTACAACCCAGCTTTTAGATGCCTCAAGTAATATCTTGCGACTACGCTGACTGTAAAACATCGCCACAAAAGTCGCCATAAACCAGCAAATCGGCCCAACTTGTTTAGGTGTCAATATCCTAGAACAAACGCTTGAATTTGTTGGCATATTTAATCTTTATAGGGATGGATATGTTTATAATTACAAGACACTCTAATATATCTATATAAAAAATTGATACCTATAGGTATATAAATAATAGACATACCTATATACCTATTAAATATTAAAACGAAATATGGACGTGCGCTACATCGTAATCTGCTTCTTGTGCTTCTTGAATCTTATTATTTCGCATTCGCATTCGCATTCGCATATTAATAAGCCTCTTATGATAAGATGTAAGAGCGCACCTGACCTACGGGCGCTATACAATGATACTATATATATGTCAATTAACGATAATAACAAAAATCTGGTTCCTTATAATAAATATAAGTCTATTATCTTTAATCGCTACAGAAGGAATATATACCTTCGGTCAAAGGAGAAATATACCTTACCTTGATTGATTGATAAATAATATAAGACTAAAATAAGAATAGATATATAACGAAACTACCATAGGAACGCGAGAATGTATCAAACGAGTATTAGAAATAAGAAGAAGATAAGTCAGTTTAACAAGGTCGCTAATAATAACTATACAATTGACAGGGAACACGAGGAATACGCGTTTGTCATTAAACTTCTAGGGAATTGTAGGGTTCAAGTATTATGCGATAATGGGAATGAGGCGATTGGGGTTATTAGAGGGTCTATGCGTAGGTTCAATAAGAGGGTATTGATAGAGACGGGCGATATCGTAGCAGTATCTATGCGCGAGTTTCAAGATAATAAGGTTGATATCGTTCATAAATACAATGCGGAACAGTGTAAGATACTTATTAATACGAAAGAGATATCTGATACATTGTCTAATGCGTATAACAAGGTTTCTTTATCGGCTATTAACAATTCAAATGAAGAGAATCTAATATTTGATGAGGACACTGTAGGAGAGACTGGCGATTCTAGAGAGACTGGCGATGCCATTAGTAAAAAGAAGAGAGATATTGCGAATAATGTAGATTACAGCAATATGACCTTTGAGTTTAATAGCGAAGACGAGGATGCTGAAGCTGCTGAAGCTGCTGAAGCTGCTGAAGCTGGTGAAGCTGGTGAAGCTGTTGAAGCTGGTGAAGCTGGTGAAGCTGGTGAGGCTGACGAAGCTGACGAGGATGCTGAAGCTGGTGAAGCTGGTGAAGCTGGTGAAGCTGACGACGGTATCTAGGTGTTATTTATAATTTATTTTTTATTCTATAGATTGTGTAAAAATAAAACATATATAAAATATAGAGATATATAATATACTTATTACATTATAATGGCATTTAATGATGAATATACGGGGTTTGATATTAATTATAGCAAGGACTATTCTACACTACAGATAAGAGGCGGTATTAAAAATGGTGCTATGTATTCAAGTGTTATAATAATTGCCGCGAATCCCATAGATAGAATGAGTAATTACTCGGGTTCAGGGCTTCCTTTCCCGAATTATGAGATTGCCTTTGATAATACGCAAAATATTTACAAAATAGATAGCACGGGATTCTTTGACATATCCTTTAAATATCCTAACAGCTTCTATATGCCTGACGGAATCAATAAGATAAAACCCTCCATATATTTTGTATTTACGGATATGAATAATAAGACGTTCCGTATTCAATATGAACTTCACGATATTCTCGCATTACGTACATTGATTAATAGAAGTTCTCGTAAAAACCCCGAGTTCTATGGGGCAAAAGATTACATCCTGCCTATAGACACTGCGGAGAAGGTTATGTACGCATATTCACGTGCGAAGATTGAGAATGACATTGGTTAATAGCGAAGCCCGCGAAGCCCGTGAAGCCCGCGAAGCAGCGAAGCCCGTGAAGCAGCGAAGCTATATATTGAGAATAAATATGTGTTATTTTTTTAATGTAATTTTAAAAATTGATTAGATACCCTGTTTTTGATTTAGTAAAGCCTGTCTTGTAAGCCAGTCTATTTTGACAAAGCAAAGCGACAGTAAAGCGAAAGCGAAGCGACAGTAAAGCGAAAGCAAAGCGACCGCAAGCGAAAGCAAAGCGACCCGCGACCGAACGCGACCGAACAATGGCAACTGTCAAGATTAACTTCTCTACCGACCGCATCAAGTTCCTTCTATATGAAATGGCAAAGACCTGTGTGTTTGAAAACAAAGGGATTATCTTTGGCGGGTATGCGAGGGATACGATAGTTAGCGACCACTTCAAGTCCATCTTTAACAGCGCCAATAAATATAATATCAACAAGTTTTGGAACCGGTTTTATCAACCCGAAACGGCCGCTCGCACTATCATCCCGAGGGACATGGATATCTGTATGTATTCTTTGGGTGATGTTGAACTATTTACTACCGCCATCCAGAACATCTTTAACGATAGGGCAGGGTACTCAAATGTCTCATTGACAGACACCACGCTTTCTAGGGAAAGTTGCTATTTCGGCATCCCTGTAATTATACACAAGCATATCAGTGTAAAAATTACGGTTGGCAAGATTCCCTTCGTCCATAGCGGCGTTGAGATTGTTCTGGACTTTGACATAATAGTTCCTAGAAATAAAAAGTTAGAACCGCCATTCTACAAGGTAGATTTGTTGTCTAATGTGTTTCTCTTGACTAAACAGGGTATACTCATCTCCTCTCACACGGGAACCATCATTGACAAGATGAGTATCCTGGATAAGCAGAAAATATCGGTGCTTATTATGAGCGATATTGTAGAGTTCAAGACGGAGTTCTGTATGGAGAACTATACGGATCGTTACGATTGCGGGAACTTTCGCTATAATAGCAAGGTGGTTGAGCGTCTTAACAAGATGCTGTTTAGGAGCTTTCCTTTGGAAATCACGAATCTGCCATTGGAGATGGAGGTTTTCAAGGAGGATAATATTGAGAATAATATGTGCTGTATCTGCCATAGCAACTTCAAGAACAAGGAGCTAACCGCAAATATTTATAGCGACAACCCCTCTAAAACCAAGAAGATTTGTACAATGACGTCGCACAGAAAATGCCTGTTTAAATACCTTGATACGCAGGTTGAAAACGCTCAAATGGATAGGTTGGAAGCGACTGATAATTTTGAGTTTAGATGCCCTATGCGAAACGCGATTAACTTTAAGAAATGCGCTTCTAACATTGATGCGATTATCGGTGAAAAAATGAGCGAGCTAAACGGAACTAGGCGACGCTAAACGGAGCTAGGCGACGCTAAACGGAGCTAGGCGACGCTAAACGGAGCTAGGCGACGCTAAACGGAGCTAGGCGACGCTAAACGGAGCTAGGCTACGATTCTGTATAGTGTATAGTATATGTATTCTCCATTTTTTATATTTTATTTTTATACAGTATCCTGTTTAGCACACTCCCGAAGGTATAACTTACTATAGATATTAAAATGATGACAATTAAGTTTGAAGCTTTTGACAAATAGAAAACATCACAATGCTCTGTGGCATATAGATATACTTCAAATATTATAATCTTAATAAACATCCCGAAAATAATATCAAACCCGAATATAGCTCCTAAAAGAAAATTAACTAATATATGGGAAATAAGATACACCTTATTTTCCAAAATGTTATTCGCATCGTTTGGATAAAAGAACATATCTATGGCGTGTATATTAAAAACACATCTTATTATGGTAAATGATAGCGTAATTGTAAATATTGACAATAAGTATATGTAAAAATATGCGGTATCCATTGATAAGCTATCGCGATATTTACGGTATTCTAATAAGATAAGATAAGATTATTTGAGATATTAAGATATATAAAACGTTTTACATTCAACCCCTGGCATACGCTTTGTATATAAGGATGCGATAGCACTTGTAATATTTTTATTAGAATAGTAGAATAGAATATGACGCGCAAGGATATCTTTTACGAACGTATTGGTGTAATATTCTTTGATTCGGGATGATTTGATAAATAGGAGCTTTCGGTATATCTCTTTGTTCGTAACGATATCTTTAGAGAATAGGAGCTGGTTCTTGTATTCGTCATTTAACGAGTTTAGATTGTAAAACTTCGTGGATTCATATAGGTATTTAAAATGACGCTTGGCGTTCAAGATGCTCTCATCTTCCATCACATAATTTTGTAGAATAGTTAGAAAGTTATCAATAAATACAGTGGTATATTTGCTATGACATTTAGAGGTTATAGTGTAATAGGACATTGCGGGGTTATAGCTATCCGCATTAACGGATAACCCGATATTGTAAATGATGCCAAGCTTTCTGCGAAGTATCTTGTAAAATATGCCAGTATCAAAATTGAAGAGGATTCGGTTGATATAGTAATATAATATTAGATATTCCTCCGACAGGTATTCAAAGCATTTCGGTAAATGAATGATAAGCGAATTGTTTTTATCGGCCACCGCATTCCTTATATTCACTATTTTTAAGCAGGAATTACTGTGCTTTATCACGGGGTAGTCGCTAGTCGTCCTCTTATATTTTATAACGCCAAAATATTTCTTGACGTTCTTAATCGTCTCCTTTACTTTCAGCACGGGACACGTTATAGTAATTACTAAATTATCGGTATTCAAGTGCTTCTTAATATACCGCTTTATATCCTCGTCGCCAAACTCCTTTAGCAGTTTAATATGCCTCTTGTAATCTGCCATATACGAATACTTCGGGTATAGAAACTTGAAAATATTGTATTCAAACTCATAATTATTATTTGATATAAAACCCATATATTCCTGTACGATGGCACCTTTCTCCTTTATTTTGACATCCTTCTCTACATAAAAGTTATTAATAGTATTTGAAAGTATATCCATATAAAACTCCAAATCACCATAGAGACCCTTTATATAAATACTCATTTCGTAGTCACTTACGAACGCATTAAACTCTCCGCCTCTTTTATATATTTCCTCGCTGATGTAAGAGGAACTCTTGTATTTTTGGGATGTTAGGCACCCGAGTAAATGCTCTATGTAATGCGTTAAACCCGCTTCGTCTCTATCTTCTTGATAACGTCCCAATAAATAGTTTGTTGATATATAGGTCAGCTTGGTATTTAATGGGACGATTATAATGCGAATACCATTTGTGAGCTTAAGCTGCGTCAGCTTTAGCGGTGGCTGATGCGTCAGCTTCGTCAGCTTTAGCGGCTTCGTCAGCTTCGGCAGCTTTAGCTTCCTGACATTAATACCCATAAATATGGGGTTCTGTTATCTAATATATTACTATATATATAAATAAAAACAAGCAATCGCTAGAGTCATTCTTCATTAATTACCGTATATCGCCATAGAGATTGGTTTGCGTAGCTGGATGTAGTTAAAGAAAATATTCATAAATATGTAAATATACTCTGTATACTTTAGAGTTAGGGTATTGGTATTGGTATTGGTATTGGTATTGGTATTGGTATTTATATTTAACAGACAGTACGTCATATAAATCTCTATGGCCTTTGGTATTAACGACGTATAATTAAAAACACACGAAGCAAATAATGGCGGTACCAAGATTAACGTATATATCACAGGCGATTCCACATAATATGAAAAATACATGTGATAGAATTGGAGCATATAAAGGAACTTGAAAAAGTAGTAGTCTCTTCTAAAAATGTTATTAATCTCGTTACCGTATTTTTCAGTATCTATCCATCTCAAGTAATGGACAAAGGAGCTACCAAATAGGAATATGTTTGAATGGAGATTAGAGGATACGTATGACAGTAGTAATAAATACTGGATATTATTATAACCTATATAGAACTCAATATCGTGGTATGTTTGCGTAGATATTACCATACATTTCGCTAAATATTTAGTGTATTTACATTGCGGAATCAGGGTGAATAGAAAGAGGTCTCTAAAGAGTTTGTTATAAAGAATAGAAAGTTTGCTTAAAATAAACCCAAAGACAAACGCCCACGAAGGATATACGATGTAATGTATTTTTAGAATTATCCTATATTTCCTTTCTAGAATTGAGGACGTATTCTTGTTATTCCAAATGACAGGAGATATATAATGGCATTCTCTATTAAAATCAAAACCGACGACGTCGCCAGTTTTTATTATATATGTTTCCTGTGCCATATTAAATATCGTCATAATATCTCTATTATCGTCAAGACCTACAATGACCCGATAGCAGGATGCGAAGGGAAAGTAGAAAAATGGGGCATCTATGTGCCTCGTATAAAATATATTGTCGGAGGCATTCGTTACAAAGTCCTTGTTACTATTTGAAGGAGGCGATACATATATCTCGTTCATCTGGTGTATCACAGCAACCTGATGGTCGTCGCCTAACCTTTTTTTAAACATATCTATAATCTTTTTATCCATTGTAATGTCGTTAAATAACTCTTTGATATGCGTGGGTAAATCGTTATACCACCAATGGGTTGATGTCTTGAATGATGGAGTTTGTTCTATTACCCACTCTCTAATACTAGAAAGCGTATTATTCGCTGTCCCCAATTTACAATTGACAACTCTTGACCTCTGGAATCTCCAAGGGAAATATAGCATACCACCAATTTATTATATATATATAATAAAATATTTAAAAAAAGTTAATAAAAAATTAAAATTGCCAGATTTATCTAGAAAATAATAAAAAATGATACTTAAGGCTTGAAGGTGTTTAATTAAGCACCAATAAGAACAATGGCTATCGTCTCCCAGACTTCCCAGCAAGGCTCACAGGGCTCGCAAGGCTCGCAAGGCTCACAGGGCGATACTCCAAAATACACCCTTACCGAGAATGGAGCAGTCGCACTTGATACGAGTGGCAGTCATATTGTGGATTACTTTATGATGTATTCGCGTACGCTCACGAAGGAACAGAACTTTCAGTATATTGAGAAATGCTGGGAGATTAATCCGCAAAAGACGGTTGCTATCATTTTCAATGGTCGCGATAGGTTGAAGGGAAAGAAGGAAAAGACCGTATCTAACCAGGCGATGCTATGGTTGCGTGAAAACAAACCATACACCTATATGAATAATATCACCACCTATGTCAATAATTATGGCCGTTGGAAGGATTTGCTATATATCTGCTATGAGAATGAAGGCGATGGAATGATTCACAAGAATTATGAATTGACGTTGTTTGCGGATAAGTTGAGGGAAGACCTTACATCCCTGAAGATTAGCGAACTTATTACGGAGGCGGAGGAGGCTACAGAGGAGGCTACAGCAGAGGGAGCAGAGGGAGCAGAGGGAGCAGAGGGAGCAGAGGGAACAGAAGAAGGCGAAGAAGGCACCGAGGATGAGAAGAAGGTGAAGCTCGCAAATGCCGTGAAAGCCGCTAAAGCGAAAGTCAAAAGCGTCTCTCTGTGTGCGAAGTGGGCTCCTAGTGAGAATGATAGGAATGATTCACGCAAGCATTTTGCCAAGAAAATCGCCACAATCCTCTATGATAAAGAAGATAAGAAGAAGATGGAGAAGTATAGGAAGGAATACCTCGTGCCTCTTCGTAAAAAGATTGCGATTGTTGAAAGGTATATGTGTAATAACGAGTGGGACAAAATCAATTACGAAGGAGTCCCTGGCGTCGCTTCGCGAAAGTTACACAACGCTTTTAATAAGCACGACAGCGACAGGTATTGCGATTACTTGTCAAAGGTTAGAAGCGGAGAGGCAAAGATTAATGTCACTGGTATTCTTCCTCACGAGCTGGCGAATTATTATGTGAATCTTCGCAGTTCGCAAGACGAGTATGAGCCAAATGAAACCATTGAACTTCAGTGGAGGACTATTGTAAATGACGTTAAAAGTTGTGGTATTCTCGGGAACTCTTTGGCGATTATTGATTTATCAGGGTCTATGTTCTCTGCCAGTAATGGTAGCATTCCCGCACAAGTCGCCATATCGCTTGGTATTATCACATCGCAGTGCTGTAATGGAATGTTTAAGAACAAGTTCATTACATTCAGCGACAAACCCGAGCTTGTATCCTTGATTCCCGATGATTTGTATAAGGAGTATGCTGACAAGGGTGAGGAACCATCTCTATATACCTGCTTTAAATCCCTCGTTGATGTGGAGTATGGATATAATACTGACTTTCTCAAATCTTGTGATATGGTAATTAAGTACGGTAAGGATAACAATATTAGCGACGAGGATATGCCTAGGAAACTATTTATATTTACTGACATGCAGTTTGACGAGGCGACTACCGAAAGGAAGGAGAATAGTTGCGTTGAGACGCTGTATAAAACAATTAAAAAGCGGTTTGTAGCGGCTGGCTATACGCCTCCCAAGTTTATATTCTGGAATCTCAATTCTAGTCACAAGGAATCGTTTCCTGTGAATTGTAAAACCGAGGGTGTCGCTATGATTTCAGGATTCTCGGAGCAACTGCTAAAGATATTTATGACCTATGACGAGTTTAAACCAGAGCTGATTGTTGAAGAGATTCTAGCGCCTTATCTCAAAGATATCTTCATAGACGACAGCGAACTCTAGGCGACGAAGTAACGAAGTAACGAAGTAACGAAGTAACGAAGTAACGAAGTAACGATTGTATTATAATTGTATAAAAATAAAGGAGTATGTAGGTACATATTTATTTATCTATTTTTTATTTACTTACGGCCTTTCTTGCCCTTCGCTAGTTTAGAAGCAGTTTTCTTTACGAAAGAACCGATATCCTTGGTAGAATTGAAGAGACGACCAGGAGTATTACGGATTGATTTAACGGGATTCTTGATAACCTCTTCAACTTCTCCTTCAAACTCCTGTATTTTTACTAATAAATTAGTTAGAGTGCTTATCAAAATCGGGATGATGATGATGGTGAAAAGGAGTATTATGAAAAGGAACAAGGATATCATCGTGCCAATCGCAATAATATCGCGACGTAAATCTTCAGAGCACTTACATTTTTCGTTCATTAAATAGCGGACATAGTCAAAAGCATAGTAGATATATACCACAAATGTTAAGAAGAATATGAATGTACCGAACGCCAGTAATTGGACGATGCCAAAGCCCATGCTTTTAGCGATGCTCTTGATTGGTATAAACGCTGTAATTAAGAAATACAATAAAGCGATTATAGTGAAGTTCTTAATAAACTCCTTGTTGCTATGCTCGGAACAAGCACATCCTACATTTTCTAACTTATATATATAGCTCCAAATTATTATAAGTAGCAATACAAATATCAGTTGTATGAATAAACTACTATAAAAAGATAAAGTGCTATCGGCCTCTTTCATTATTCTCTATACTATAATAATAGAAATTATTTATTTTTCTATAATATTATATATTAAAAACTTCGTTGAGCTGTCAAAACCCTTAATATCCAAGGCCTTTATTTTTTCTACGATACGATTATCGGGATGGTTTTTTAATATTTTAAAGAGTTGTTCCAGAAAAATATCTATAATATACTTGTGTATGCTAGGATTGCCAAAGCATTCCTCTGTAAGATGTGTATATATGTTATTCAACAGCGACGATATCTCCGCTTTTTTATATTTTATCCACAACACGTTTATATTATGAATCCCTCTCTTCCATTTAATGTAGTCGCAATATAACTCATACTCGTTATTAAGTAATAGTAGGTTATTCTCAAATATATATTTAGGCGGAATCCATTCCTTATTGTTTAGATAGCTATCCCATAATTTATCTATCATATTCTTTAAAAATACGCTGTCAAAGTATTCTAATAATCCAATATAGAGGTTATTATCGCCGTCATAAACCTTAATGTATGAAAGGATAATTAAAAATATCTCATCAGTATTGTTATCTGCGATGATATTCTTGATTTTTTCACAGATTACTTCCTTGTTCTTTGTCGTCAATTTATTAAGCTGTCCTATTAAAGCCCTCTTTGTATTTGAATTATCAGAGAAGTCTGGTATAATAATATGGACTCGTCCCTTGTTACTAGCGTTACTAGCGTGACTAGCGTTACTAGCGTTACTAGCGTGACTAGCGTTACTAGCGTGACTAGCGTGACTAGCGTTACTCGCGTGACTAGCGTGACTATACGAAGTATTATGATGACTATTATACGAAGTGTTATGCGAAGTGTTATGCGAAGTGTTATACGAAGTGTTATGATGACTATTATAGCTATGCGTATTGCTATGTAACGACTTCTCTTTCTTATAGTATAACTTTTTCTCCCATATCATTTTAGGGTCATAAAATGATTCAAAGCAACTACATGACTTTTTAAGAGCTTCAGCTTTTTGCGTGATACTTGGTGGGACACTTATATTATATCTATTTTGAAAAACAAATAGAGGTATTTTAACTACCTTATCATCCATTGTTATTACTAGATATATTTAATAAATCTTATATATAAATATTTGTACGGAAGACACGGAAGGCACGCAAGACACGCAAGACACGCAAGTCACGCAAGTATATGATATAAAAATTATATATATAATTATATAATATAGTACAATATATATTATGAGACTTGATATTAAAAGTCAGTTTGTAGAGGAACTTGATGATATCTACAAAACTCATTTGATATATAGAACTATCGTCGTATGTAATAATGATGACATAGACGAATATAAGGTATTGTTGGAAGATAATGACTTTAGCGTGTATGTAGTGGATACGTTATCAAGCATCATCAACTACGACGCATTAGATTATAGGATTCTGTTAATAAAATGTGATTTTGTGGAAGAGTTTTTAAACGATATTATTAGCAACGGGAACGGCAGTAGCGGCAGTAGCACAGCGAACAGCCGTAATAACTTCTATACATATATAGCATTTACTCCAGATAACGCAAATATAAAAGAGGAAATTTCTAAAAAATATTATAATAACTACGACATTATCAACAACATTATTTAGATAATTAGATAATTAGATAATATGTTTGTCTATATTAGGATAGAATGACTAAACTTTCAAAGAGTATGGGAATGGGAATGGGCGTGGGGATTAGTAGGAGCATAAAAAGGGTTGGTAGAGGAATTGGATTGGGTTTCGGGACAGATAAGGGAGTCGGTTCTAGTAATAGCACACTCTTCGTTATTGTTATAATATCAGTGATAGGTGCGTTCGCCATCCTGATATTAAATAAGGAATTGATAAAGGAAACCTTCTTCAGTGGGACGTCAGGCGCTAAAAGATACACCCTAGAATATTATTATGCGGAATCGTGCGGGTATTGCGTAAAGTTTAATAAGGAAGGTATTTGGGATGAATTAAGTAACATGACTTTCAATAACGTGGAGCTTAAGAAATATAATAGTGACGATAATGCCGACCGCTTCAGTGTTATGAAGATTTCTAGTTTCCCGACATTTATTATGGTAGATAATAGTGTCAGTAATACGAAGGCGATTGACTCGTTTGAGGAAGAAAGAAGCAAGGAGAATCTACTAGAGTTTATAAATAAATACGAGAATAAAAAGGATTAGGATGCGTGATAGGGATGGAATATATTTATATAAGATAATATTAAAGTATCAATAATATACAGTAATTATGGGCGGTGGTATAACACAGTTAGTTTTAAGAGGACAGATGGATTCATATATCAATTTAACACCTTGTATTAATTACTACAAATACGTCTATAATAAGCACGTCAATTTCTCTATGGAAAACAAGAATATCACACCTTTGAATAACGCCTCTATAAATCTCGTCAATATCGCGACCACAAACGATACTCTTATGACGTTCAAAATACAACGCTACGGCGATTTAATAAGTAATATGTACTTGTCTTTTAACTTGCCTGACATATATTCTACAGACACGCATAGGTTTCGGTGGATAAATAATGTAGGCCATCACTTTATTAATACGGCCGTCATAAGGGTTGAAGGAAGTATCATCGACGAGATATATGGCGAATGGATGGATATTTGGAATGAACTAACGAACAAGGATGGCGTAGAGTATAACAAGTTGATTGGGAATATTCCCGAATACACGAGCCCTAATAACAACAACACGAGGTATGTGATTAGAAACAACATTTTATATAACAAGATATATCCGTCCGTAGATAAGACGCTGGCAGATACGAATAATCCTTCAATAAAAGGGCGTACATTACAGATACCGTTGAACTTCTGGTTTACCCGTAATCCGTCGCTAGCACTGCCATTATACAAGATACAGAATCAGGAGATAAAGGTTGATATTCGCATAAATGACATGGAAAAACTCTACCAAGTTTGGTGCGATAAGCTGAAGTTATATGTATCGCCTGTGTTCTATAATAGTATATACAGCACAGCCGCCAGCGGGACAGCCATAAAAATCAGCAGTTTTATAAGGAACCCGACTTATATACAATGTACTTTAGATGTTAATTACATATTTCTGGATAGTGAATACAGGAGCAAGTCGTTGCGCGAAGAGGGGGTCGTCAAATATGTCGTAGATTACGTGAAGAGACAGACATTCCCTGCTTTAAATATTACGAGCTACGGGGGTAATTATACGCTTACGAGCTCCTATAATCACATCAAGGAGATTATCTGGGTATTGCGTAGAACCGATTTACCAGAGAAGTTTAATATACACGACAACTATACTGCTTCGCATAGATATAACGAGACGATGGGAATATTAGATGACGCCCAGATTAAATGGGCGGATACTATAGTCCGCGAAGACCAGAAGGCGTACTATTATAATAACATACAGCCCTATCAATATCATACGAATGTGCCACGGACGGGGATATACAGTTATTCGTTCTCTTTGTTTCCCGAGAAGATAATGAGCGCAGGCTCCTATAATAACCAAATGATTACTACGTCTATATATATGAATATCAATAATCGGGGAAATAGCAATATGAAAAAGGATATTACGAGGAATGACGAGTTCAAATACCTGTTTGAACTGATGAGAAGGAAGGCGGTACCTTATATTGACGAGAATGATGTTAAACTAGACGTAATAATATATACGAGGGTGATTAACGTATTCTCGGTTATTAATGGTAGCTGTAATTTTGTCTGGCTACCTAGATAGGTATATAGCTAGCTAGCTAGCGCGTGCTGGCTTTATTTATTTTTTATATTCTTATTTAATTAAAAGGAATGGATTTGCTAGTATTAATCCTAATATTATTATCAGGATACATTATAAAATATTTAATAGATACTATAAACTCCTTAAATAACGAAATAAGGGAAATTAAAATGAAGTGTATATCTAATGATACCAAGGCTGACGGTAAGGCTGACGGTAAGGCTGACGGTAAGGCTGGTGGTAAGGCTGACGGTAAGGCTGACGGTAAGGCTGGTGGTAAGACTAATGTTAAGTTTGACACACCGAGTATTAAAAACGTAACCGATAATATGAATGATTCATTGATTAAAAATATCGTGTATTTTAAGGATTACTTTGACAAAAACAAGGATATCGTAGATATCTAGGATATCTACGATATTACGAAATAATTATATAAATAATAAACGCATATATATTTTATATAAGGCATCCGTACGGCTTCGCTTATAAATTGTATATGCCTAGAAAAGCGAAAACGAGCGAGGATAATGCGAGCGACACGAAGAAGAAGAAGAACCTGATGAATACAATAATTAAGGATATCTCTGTAGTTGACAACGAGGACATCATATTACAGTTGCCATTAACAACCACACAAATCAATAAGTTAAACATAGCGGATAATAATACGTGCGCCGAGTTTCCCGAACCATATGAACCGAATTGTTTTTATATTAATGAGAATAATACGTATAGCACTATACAAGATAATATCATATTTGATAATAGTAATAGCGAGTATTCTTTGAAGGTGCCTAACAAGGAGGAGATATTAAACTCAAGTAATAACTGTTACTGGTGCTGTCATCCAATCGTTGATAGGACGTTTGGGATGCCCTATAAATACAATATCAAAACGGATACCTATGTATTATTCGGGAACTTCTGTTCGCTTGAATGTGCGAACGCTTATAACTTCTCTTCACATTGTGGGAGCGACAAGGTATGGGAAATTAACAGTCTAATACAGATGCTTAGTAAGCATTACGGATTCAGCCACCCGATTCGCCCAGCACCTTCTAGATTTTTACTAAAAATCTTTAATGGCCCAATGTCAATTGAGGAGTTTCGTAAAGGGCATTATACGAACGATAAGACATATATTCTAAATCTCCCGCCAATGATTTCTACGAACTTTAGCTATGAAGTTGTGAATACCTCGTATCTTAAGAATATTACGGATAACATGCACATTAAACTGGATAACCAGAATGTTAAAAAGAATAAGAATGTTATCGCTACCACTAACGCGACCACTAACGCGACCACTAACGCAAATACCATTGATAGTAAACTCAGTCTAATCGTTTCAAAGTAACATTACAGTTCTTTATTTTTATTAAACTTATTAAACAAATAAAAAATGATATAAAGGCATATATCCTTATATATATGCGACAATAACATAACACTATACAATTGAATATGAGTAACGCAGTCGCAGCTACCGCAACTGTTGCTACAGCTGAAGCCGCCACCGCTGAAGCAGCCACTGCTACAGCAGCTACCACGAACATCTTCTTTTCACCTTATAGGATATCAACTATCACGTGTAATGCGAACGTCGGTAATAATCTCAACATAAACCTAGGGATTCTCTTTGATAATATTCGGGTAATAGAGAATATTATTGGAGGGGAAGACAAGGGTGTCGTATGGGTTCAGTTTATGAAGAACGGCGTCGATGCATCGAAAGGTGTGTATCCTAAAAAACGAAGGAAAAGCAAGAAGAACACGATGAAAAAGAACAGGTTTGATAATCAGGTTACAGTTATTTATAAGTTTAGCGATAAATATATACCGAATGTGAAGATATTTAAGAACGGAAACATACAGCTTACAGGTATCAAAGATATTAAGGATACCGAGCATATCGTCAATCATATTATCGAAGACATCGCCATCATATATAATAATATCGACAAAAATATCATAGTGAATCCCGAGCCCGACTATAAACTGGATTTGAAATATCAAAACTTCAAGATACGGATGATTAACACCGACTTCAAAGTGTATAGCGATCCTGGACTTACAAAGGGTTTTGAAATTAGAAGGAAAGAGATACACAAACTATTTATTGG